CGTAAACAAAGACGGTTTAGTATTAAACTGAATTTGGCCCAACCGCAAAAATCTAACGGCTATATCATTCACTTTCAATGCAAACGAATTATTCAGGATCAAATTGGCTCGAACTATCCGACGACGATCGCCAAGGATAGTCCCATCCCGGAGTTCTTTCTCCACCGGATGGGTCTCTACTTCCGGCTCCATGGCGAGGGCGACATAGACCTCAGTCGAATCCCGGCTAATATCAGCAATCTCACCCGAGCTATCTACCGTATGAGTACCAAGATCAAACCCATCCCCAATTACGCGAACTTCCTCGCCCGCTAGATGGGTAAGACCAGAAACAGCGGAAGAAGCAGGAGAATTAGTAATATTAATCCAACAATCATCACCGCCATTTTCTGCGATGGAATCAGGATAGTATTGAAACTGTTCAAGATAGTATTTCGTAACTGAATTGATGGTTCTTTGAACAACGGCATATGTAACCCCATTGATACTGGCGATAGATAGTACCTTATCTGTGGCCGGGCGCGTATCCCCCGATACCCACGCCGTAATGTCCTGCTTACGGATCGTGTTAAGAACCGCCCACGTTCCGTCTGTATTAACAACATAAACAAGATTGGCATCGCGATCATCGAGCGGGCGCTCGTATGCCATTTGCACAACGTTCTTAATAAGAGTATGTGCCGTCAACGAAATGTTAATGGACTGAAATTTTTGATTCATATCATCAAACAAAAATTCATAAATGTTATCGGCCAAATTTTGAGCGAAAATAGTTGCGCCTTCAACAAACACGGGTTTAACGTTCCGACACCCCTTAGTGTCCTGCCTTTCCAACAGGCTATCCGCTGGAGTAATAGGTCTACCCGTGACTTCGAATTCAGCCCCGGAAGTTAATACCTCCAGCGATTCACCCGACATCAACTGTTGAATGGCATTGACCTGATCATCCTCGATGTCGAAATCTAAGGCGTCATTATCATTCCCAATATTAAGGTCAAAATCGAAAAAACGGCCAACACGAGAACCCCAAAGAGTTTGAGGCCGCTGCTTCGACCCCCCAAACCATAAGCGACCCTGATGGAATGTAGCCGATTTAGGGTATCCCCTAGTAGCAGACCAAGCATCTTCATATCCCCTTTCTATCTCCCAGTCCCCGGAAGCGATAGCAGAAGTGTCGATGAACTCAAGTGTTACAATTGCTTCGACTTCTGCAGTCGAATTAAATTTAGTAATGCGAGCCTCACCACCGTTACCAGTGATAAAGCCTCCTACATCCGTCGCCAAAAATTGACTAGTAGATGACGCCAACGTAATCGTCCCCGACTTAGCAGATGGGGTAAGTGTCCCTGTAGGAGTTTCAGTCGACGGAGTAAATGGATATTTAGGTATATAATCAAAAGTAACATTCTGATACGTCCAGCTGACGTCAGTGTTACGAATCAATTCTTTTGGATAATGGTCTTCATGGACCAAAATAAGAGTGTCGGCAGATTGAGTATAATTCAATTCTTTAGCCTGAGCCAACGTAATGGTAGTTACTATGGTAGTCTGAGAAACACCATCTTTAAAAATTTCAATTTGGTTTTCCGTTAACGCAATAATATAGTCTTGAGTAGTCGAAAAATCGAACGGAATAATTACCGCTTCCGACCCGAGATCAGCATCATATTTGAGCGGAGGGCGGCGATAAAAACCGCCTTGCGGATGAATAAGTACATTATTCATAGTTTTACCGCCCGAATAATACTGACGAATATCGCGACGAGCGCGACCTCGTTCAGAAATTACCCCAGCAGTAAATGCATTTACAACCTGTTTAAACTGACGGCGCCCTGGTTTAAAAGCTACAGACATTAACCCCTCACATCGGTCAACTTAAACCGTTTGATGGGACGAGCGTGCCGCTGGCGGGAATCCAACCGACGAGCGGTCTTGCCGTATTCCACAGCTACTTCCCCCCAATATTTGGACGTAGTGCCATCTTCCGCTAAGGCGATAGCGAATTGGCTGGCAAGTCGAAGTTTAATATATTCAATGAAGTAGGGCGGGAATGCTGACTCATCTGGTACAAATTGGTAATCCACATAAAGTGAACTATCAGTACCGTGATCACCAGTATAGAGACGACGATTTTCATAAATGTCATAATTCTCCTTTCCGAGCAATCGGTCATCGATATGAACAGAGATTAGGTGGAGAATAGGTGGATCAGTCGGTAATAGATACGACGTTTCCCATTCGTTTTCCGGAGTATCAGCCTCCTTGGTCAACTTGGCTTTACCAATAGTAAATCGCCAAGGATGTTCCGTAATCATGGCCTCCAGAAGACCGGGATAAATATCCCTGCAGGTATCGGATTCTGCGATACCATCATCGAGAGTGTTAATGTTATCCTGCCCAATGAGGGCTAGGGCCATATTATTGATCTGAATTATATCAAACGACATATAGAAAATGGGGGGCCGAAGCCCCCCACCCCCTTAGGCAATGAGCATCGCCACGATGGTAACATCGTTACTGTCAATGTCGCCAGTGCCGACAGAGACAATATATGTCTTGATCTCCGCAGTTCCATCGACATCGAGGGAACAAACCAGAAGATCACCATCATTGAGATCGGTGTTGTCGAAGTAGCCATCCGCTTCAACGACCGTATCCGCATCGTTGGTCGCGTAATGGAAGATTCGTTTGACCGATCCTTCACCGGTTCCGATCGCACCGCCATTGGCGATTTGGACCAGACCTGCTGCTGCGTACGCCATATCCGTACTCCTTTAGTTGGACCTAGCTCTTACGGGCTGCGATCACAGAGGATTTCGTGGACGCCGAGCACATCAATCAACACCGCGCCTTGCGACATGAAGTGATTGATGAAGTGGGAGGCATAGTCACCATGCCACGTGATATCAGCCGTCAATTCGACACCGGCACAATGGCCAATGGCGGACGTATGATACATGAAGCAGGATGAAATGTCACCGGCAGTAACCGGGACGCCGGAGTGCGGGAACACCATCACTCCATGCCACCACTTGGCGAGGAAACCTCGCCCACGGAACGGAAGATGCTCCGAACTGACGTAATCAGCGTGACTGAATTCGTCAATCTGGAGAAGATCGGTCCATTCCTGCCAACCAACCGGCAAGTACATTTGGCCGTCATCCATCGGAACGTCATTATCACCAAGGGTGCGAATGGCTTCCAGGAATTTGGCCAATGTCATACCGGCACCGCCAGCAGCGGACTGTTGGGTTGCACCACCGAGGGCGTCGAAAATGATTTCGTCGGTCTTACGACCGATTGCCCAAGCGCCAGCGTTCGAAAGAACTTGGCGTTCGTCGATGGTGATTTTTTGCTCGTCGAGCTTGTCGACCCAATCACCGGCATAGTGATCCGAAAGGGTACACGTTACCGGGTCATGAGAAACGTTCATCACAGGTACTTTGCCGTGACGAGTTTTCGTGGATGCCGTTCCCTTACCAGTCTTCTGGAAGGTATCGGTGCTGCCTACCACGTTTGTCTTGTTGCGAACAGTGTTACGCAACCGAGAGCCTTGACGCTGATATGCCTCATGGGCTTCCGATTCATACTGGGCAACAAAGGCATCTGACACATCTTGAGTCATGTCGATTCTCCGTTGTTAAAACGACATTTCCCAGTCTGCTCTCGGTTGTCCTGACGGGCCGAAAGTTGGCGGGCCTTGCGGTTATCCGCCCTTTTGCTTCTCAGGAAACAATTTCTTAAACCCTTCATCCACTTGCTTCACAAACGCTGCATCGCGTTGGCTCTGGTCGTGGTATCTCGGGTCCCTCATCATACCGCGTAACTCTTCGAGGGTCAAGGATTCTCCAACATCCCCTTCGTCACCCGGTATCGGAGCTTTCAGCACCTTAGTGCGAATTTCGTTGAAAAGATGAACTGCTTCGGCAGAGATTGCCAAAGACTTCATCGTAGCAAATCCATCTTCCGAGAGATTGTTTTGATAAAAATCCTTGTTTTTCTTGATTACGGCATCAGCCTGATCACCAAGACGCTCCCGCTCCAATTCCATGTTTGCCATAAAATTGTCGATGTTCAGCTTGATAAATTCATGGGCCAATTTATCGTGAGCTTCTTGAGAAAGGCCGAGTTCCTTCGCCATGGACGAAAACCCAACATACATCGGGTCTTCTTTATACTCGTCTGCCGAAAGAATTTTCTTACCCTCAATCTCAACGTCGGAGATTTCGTATTCTTCCGGAGCGCGGCCCTCATGGAACTGCTTCTCAAGCTCCTCGTAGCTTTTAAGGAACTTTTCAACGTCGATTTTGCCGTCTTCGTCTTTGAACTTGTCCGGAACTTTCTCGATATCAAATTCTTCGCCGAGAACAAAGGGGAGGTCTAAAGGTTCTTTTTCGCCTTCCTCACCCTCAACTGGTGCGCCATCGATTTGCTTCTGAGAAGACCCAGGTTCATCTTTTGCGACTTTCCCCGGTTCGCCTTCCTCTTGTTTTCCCTCTTCTCCATCTTCGATCGGGAGGTCGGGCTTTTTTCCTTCTTCTGATTTTCCCTCTCCACTGTCATCGAATAAACTTTCACTGCCACCGGCACCGGCATCTTCGGCCATTATTTACCTTCCTTCGATCTATTGATCTTTACTAGCGCATCCCTGATAATTGAATTCTGCCCCTCCCGGAAAAATGCCACTTGTGCATCTATATCCGGTCGTGCCACAGGCTGACTCATAAACTGCTTTTCCCAGTACTCCAACACTCTTTGCCCTGCTGGAGTACTAAAGGTTTTATTAAAATTGTCGCATAATTCCCGATACGTAGATTTCGCTTTCGGATCGTCTTGATCCGGCTCACTCGGGAAAAAAGGAGGATCGATTCGTGATTTAGCCACTTGATGCTTGGATCAACCGAGACGCGGGACCCACTACATCTTCGCCCTGCGCTTGTGCTTCCATCCCCGAAGCAATCAACTGGTTGATCATTTCCTCGTTGTTTGTTAACTGAGGCGGAATCCCTGTTTGTTCCGTGATATATTCAACCAACTTACCCGGTTGCCACATAACCATCCCGAGTCCGGGAAAGATGCTATTAGCGACACCGTTCGTCTCCACTAAATCCTGTAAATTCTTTCGTGCTTGCAGCTGAGCCAATGGAGAGACAAATTTAATATCTACTTCTCGACCGTCCAAATTGAATGGCGGGAGACGACCGGCCTTCTGGAAGATGTCCAAATGGCGAGCAATCAAACTTTTGACAAATTCCGTTTCAACTCGCCCAAACGCCTGTGGCACTTGCTCAACACGCCTTCCAGCGCGATCCCGGACTTCCTCTGCAGAGCGGACAGCTTGGTCCAGAGGGTCCATGATATCATCTTGTAACTTACGCTTAATAGACTGACGTAAATCTTCAATAACAATATTGCCCAGATCAAAGTCACCCGATCGCGGCAACGCGTCCAAAGACCGACCATTTACTCCTCCATTGAAACCAACAGGGATTACGGCACCCGGCTCGATAACGACTTCCTCCGGATCGAGGACACCATCATCCGCTGCAGTATAAACACCACTAATGGCGATGGTCGCGTTTTGTAGGATAAGTTCTAGTGCCGCGTTGAGCGTTTTGATATCTGGCAAGGCATTAATGAGAGGTCCGCGACCGTAGATTTCTCCGGGAACTTTTGACCATCTTCCGTGAGACCAAGGATTTGTGTCGTGTTCATCCCCGAATATCTGCTTTTCGTCCTTCTGTAGAAAGATTTTGTAATCCCACCGTCTCTTATTTGGGTTGTAGAGGCAGGATTCGAGCAGTTTGATTTTTTCGTCGGGTTTTTCGAGCATGATGCGGGCCGTCTCTTGAGGAATTTCGGCTCCTGGCCATTCATGCTTGATAACGTCAATTGTTTTACTAAAGTCTCGAAACGTTCCCCAAATCGACCCATTTGGTCCCTCCACAAATACGAGCGACGGTGATGGTACTGCGCTGTTTACTGCGGGTTGCTCGTCGTCGTAATCCTGTGTGAGCATGGAACAGGTCCCGACAGCGAGATCGTGGAAGGCTTCGTTAACTTCGTCGTCGAAGTTCGTCTGCGACAAGAGGTTGAAAAATTCTTGCTGCACAACGGATAAGAGCGCGTTTGCCTGTGGCTTGAGTTCATCAGGAATATCAGAACCAGCCACAAAATTAACCCACCATTGGTCAGCAGGAACCATAGTGGACTGGACAAAATTTGCGAAGTTTCCTGTAGAATCGACCGCAGTGGAGTCATAAACTCGACCGTGCTTTCGCGCTCCTTCCATATGATCAGAAGTTAGGTCCCGATTGGGAATCGCAAGCTCGTATATATCGCGCCAATAACCAAGCCATTGGTCGCGCCGCCTTTTGTTGGCATTATACTTGCGAAATTCGGGAACGGTACCGGTCATTTAAACACCAAGAGTCGTTTTGTCCGGGACTCCAGTTTCAGTCTCGCCATCGGGGCGATCCCCGAAGAGCCCGATTCGGCCCGTGACGCCCGATCGCACTGCGCGGGATTCGGCGAGAAGTTGCTCCTTCTCGATCCGCGTTTGATCATCTGCTTCGGCTTGACGCTGGCGCGCTAGCGCCTGTTGCTCTTTCAAAGCCGAATTATCCGGTGATTTTGGTGTCGGTGCTAAACTCAAGACCACCCTCCTTAATGAGGTATCTATAGAGTTGATAAGGGGAGATAATTCTCCACGATCTTATCCCAAAAAGCGATTTTACCACAGATACACATGAGTGAGGCAATAGAGTAGGAACGGTGCGTATATTCGGCTTATTCATCCACGCTACGACCTTTGCTCCTACTTCTTCGTGGAGAAAATCATCAAGACCAGAAAATCCGGACGTTCTCAAAAAATCCTGCGGTATGATATCCACCTTGGTTTGCCAAATAAGAGGATCAATTACCACCCAAGAATCCATGGCCGCTTCGTACGTAAATGCACAACAATGGTTATACTTAACCTTTTTAGTAAACCAACGTATATACCACGGGATTCCGGACTTCTTCCCTGATACGGGTAGAATTGTCCTATAATCGATGAAGGCTACGTGCCATACTACCTCAGTGGGCTGAATCCAGTCTTTGCTTTGAAAGTACGCCTGCGTGATCCCCCTAGATTCCATCGTTCATCCTTTCTTTTATTTTTACCTTTAACTACCTTGATCTCCCCCATACCGCAGTAGGCGTATTGTCGGGCTTCATGTATGTGCGAGTATTCGTTCTTCTCCCAGTCTTCCGCGTACCGAGTTTTCCCAGGAGTCTTGAGTTTTCGATAGTGGAATCCCCCGGTAAATCCTTGCTTAAGCATAAAACACGTAGGCGAGATAAGGTATCCGGGCTGTCCGTCAACCAGTCGACTGAGACATGCTTCACCTGCCGAGAGTCGATCCGCCTTATTTTGAGTTGGAGCGCCCCTAACAACAATCCTGTTGGCTCTAAGTATATCAAAGTATGTCCGTTCATCGGATTGTCCTCCGAAACCTCCAGAGGGGTCCCCCCAGAAATTAAACTTTGCATCTGGAAAGACAGTTTTACACTCGTTGTAAAGCGCTTTGGCAAAATTTTCCGCACCCATGTCTTCGCAAACCAACTCATGTACATCTTGGATTTGACCACGTGGAGTTTGCTGGGAGAAGCTAGCTGCGGGTGTACGACCAAAATCAAGCCCAACGGTAATGACTCGACCCGGTATCCAGCGTAGGGGTTCGTTCGATATGTGTGCATCAGGGTTGAAATTTGGGTAGACAAGTTTCCCGTCGAGGATCGAACCGAATTTGTTACCCACGTAAATGCGGATATGAGCGTGCGTCTTGCCTTGGATAAGATTGGTATAATAGTCTGCCGGTAGATTTTCAGCATTTTCCGCCTCCGGATTCGATATCCATTCTATTCCGCCTCCCGGAGTTTTGCGCTCCAGCATCGCTCCCGGTTGAGTCAAAAATTCCCAGTTATTCGGTTTAAGTACCCCGTCATCAAGCTCAGTAAATCCCTCAAACTGAGCCCACCAATGATTTTCCTCGGGCGGGTTGGTGTCCATAATGACCCCATACCACGTTGGACCTCCAGCGCGTTTTGAAGGGTATCTACCGACACGTTCCGTACACGTTTGGACGACTTCCAATGGAATTTCACGCGCTTCGTTGACCCATACGCCCGTAAGTTCAAGAGATAGGAGTTTTTTAACATCATCCGGTTTATCCATTGCGAGAAAATAAATTTCTGCGTCAATGTCGTCATACCGAATATGATGAAAGAATGGGACCCGTCTTCTAAATCTTCCGAATATATTTTCAGGGAACCAATCGAGCCATGTCTTAATAGTTGTAGTCTCAAGTTCTGGATACGTATTTCGAATAACGGCCCAGCGACTTCGCCGTATCCCACTTTTATCTGGGCGCTGCTGTTTGCATCTAAGAAAAACTTCAAAGCAACAACCAACCGACTTACCACTGCCAATTGGTCCACGTATTCCGCGCACAAAGGTATCCATGGTGTGGAATTTGGACATGGTTGGAGTTGATATATACTCAATGACATTGTTTCCCTCCGGTTCGTAGTTTTCTACAAAGTCACTTTCTATTCCGGAAAAGTCAAATTCCTCAGTGCTCATCGCATTTCCTAACGTCAACGTCCACCAAAATAATTCCATCGTCGGTTGGGACGTAATCATTCACCCTGATTGCGTGCGTACCAATATCATCCACATGCAAACTTTCAACAAAAACTACCTCCCGGTCCTCGTTGAGTCCTTTCACTTTAATCAGATGGGGGTTCCCCACTGTGTATTCAGTTTGAATCACTCTTACTGTCGTCTCGGGGTCCGTAACTCCCATCCTTCTTCCTTTCTGAATTGATTGTAATACTAACTTTCGTGTCTTTGGGATCGTTTTTGCCTAGCCCGCTCTCTTTGTCTGCGAGGTTCATTATCCTCGCTAGCTCCTTAAGTGCCGATGTCCTCTCCGACGACTTAACCCCACCATCAGCCTCGCGCATGAGCCTCGATACGACCCATGTTGCATTTAGACGAGTTTCTTGCCGCAGGGCTTCGAGGGCATCAAGTATCTCGTCCTTCACCTTGTCCATCTTCAACCATCTATTCACGGTATCTCTGGACACATCCAATTCCACCGCAGTCGCGCTCCGATCCCCCATATTACGTATGAACGCCTCGACGAATAGTAACTGCTTAATCGTCATTTTCTCCCGAATATCCTGTTGAATATGGGAGAACCCTTCATTGGGTATAGGTTCAATCGCTGGCAAGTCTTCGTCGCTGCTCACGGTCTTTCAACTCCTGATAAAGGTTTGGCGCGCGCTTGTAGTGTTCTACATTTTCCTTCTTAGGTATATTATAATACTCGTAGGGTCCTTTGGCAAGGTCAATTACCCCTTCTTTATGTTTCTTCCGCAAAAATTGGATCCGTTCCAAAATTTTTTCTTGCCTTCTCAAACGTCGTCCAATCCAACTATGCCTACCCCCTTTATGGCTCATACGCGCAGCGCGAGCATTCGAGCCGTGATAAGCATATTCCCAGCAAAATAATTCCTGCTGAACAGTGAAGCCCCACCCGCGCCAATGAAACCAAGGGACTCCGCGATATACTATCTTACGCTCCATCGGGTCCTCGTCTTGCTGTAGTGGGTGTGTAGAGTACTGTAGAGTATGTACCCCCTACACCAGAGCCCGCGACGGACGCGGGCCAGAGCCAGATGTAGGGTATGTAGTGGGTCCTACCCCCTCTCTCATGGGGGAGTATATAGAGGATGATAGAGGAGAGCGACCGGGAGGAGTGCGCCTCCGATACTCTACACCCACTACAGATAGGTCGAGAGGGCCAGAGGCCGCGACGGACGCGGGCTGTCGTGTAGTGGGTGCGCTGGGTCCTACCCCCTACACATACTCTACATACATAACAGAAAGCATGGAAAAATGTAATATCTCGCATCGTGTCAGTACAATATATATCAAGTGACCTGATGGCGCTTAGTCCAAAAATCGATGCCGTTCCGGCGGCGCTGGGTCCTTCCAAAAAGAACGCGCGTTCCTTTTTCCCTTTGTCGGGCTTCCGGCGTCGCGCTGCGCAAGGCGAATGCGGCTCGAACGGGGACGAGCAACACAGCGGCCCGGCATGGTTGCGGGTTCGTGACGTACTCACCCGGTTCGCTCTTCTGGCTGTCTAGCGGCGTTCATCCCGTTACTCTACGCTGTTCGTTGAGCACCGTCAAGCGTCCCGCAACGCAGCTCGTGCGCCGTTCGTCCCGGCTCCGCCTCGTCGCCAACATGCGACAGAGTGTCGCGCCCCTCGTCTTCCTCTTGACACGGCAACCCGGCTGTGCTTTTTTGGTTGGGTTGATGGGGCAACACAGCCCCGAACCAGAGAGTAGAGAAGGAGCCACACCATGGCGAAAAAAACGAAAGACGCGAAGACCGAATCCAAGCTGACCAAAGACCAAGCCGACGCACAGAAGCTCGTCGAGTTGGACGCCGACCCGTCGATCGAAGACGACGAAGCGCCCACCCCCAAGAGCGTCGTCCCGGAGAAGTACAAGCGGCAGTACGGCAAGACGGGTAACAACGGTGACGACCTCGCCACGTTCCTCAAGGAGTTGGACTTCGAGGCCGATGTTCTCCCGAGCGCCAAAAAAGACGCGGGGATCGACGTTCTGGATCGCTGGGGCCACTTGAATCCCGGTATGCAGCGGATGAACCTCGGTAACGTCCTTCGCGGCGCGATCAAGAAAGGCAACGACGTAACGATCTGCGGTCGCACTTTCGCTGACGCGCCGGTCTAAACCGGAACCCATCCACCCGACCAGCCCGGTATGGTTCGCCCTGCCGGGCTTTCGGGGTAGAGAGTTCTAGATAGGGGGTAATCATGACTTGCGCAATCTACGGAATCAACGAGACGAACCCGCTGCCCTACTCGCACGACGACTTCTACGACAAAGAGAAGTACGCGGGTCGCGTTTCGTGGGGCGACAATCGACTGAAACGCGTGATCCGGCTTCGCTTGTTGAGCGATCCGGGCCACCCCGTTTGGGACGTTTCGTACTGCCACGGCGTACTTAAAGATGGACGCACGTGCGACGTTGAGTTGCCGTTCCTTCACCTGCCGCGTCGTGGATTCCGACGCCACATCGTCATGCACGCCAAAAAAGACGGTGTGTTCGCGAAAGGTCTCGGCATTCTCGACAACATTTCGACGCTCGTATAGGAGGAGCAAAGGAGGGGTATGGTAATGTTCTTATTCCATTCAGCCAAATGGGGCGAGCAGTCCCTACGCGCAACATTCAAGATCACGAACGCGCAGTACCTCAAGATCGTGAAAGTAGTGCGCCACATGAACGACGACCAGATCGGACTGACGCTGATTCGTCTGAACGAACGTTACACCAAAAAGCAGCTTATGGACGTTGCGGGATTCAAAGAATTCCCCGAGGATTGGCAATACGAGAATCAAGTCGAAGTCCCTTCTTTTGGCCAATTGGTCGAAGAACTGCGCGCATGGGGGTATAAAGGATGAGGTATTTCGAAATGCGGCGCGCGTCACCTTCCGATCTTCGAATGCAGATGGGAAAAGTTCCACACATTGTGAACGGCCAGTGCCGCTGCGAGAAGTGTAAAGGGTATGGGCACACATTCAAGACTAAATATTTCACTAAAGGTGGGG